AGTGCTTCTTCTGATTGTGTTACTGCCATTATGCTACTGGACAAACACTGCCCTCGTTAGGAATTGATAACACTATATTGAACTCATGCCCCGATAAGTCGTTTAACTCTTCGTTTTTGATTGCCGTGATAGCCGATACGCTTACCATTTCAATATTTAGTGCGTTGTACTGTCTGAAGCTATTGATAAACTGCTGGCAAATATTGAACGTTTCGTTAAAAATATCGTCCTTATTCGTATCAACTTGCAATTTGCTATCAGTTGTTCGCGTGTAAACATCGTTTTGATCCAGTGCTTTAATATTGAATCCAAATAATATAACGTCAGTTTGCACCGTGTTATTAGTGTAGTCAATATTTACAACTGGGTAAATCGTTTCTTTGTTCTTGTCAACTAAATCGCTGGTCAATGTCGTGATAGTATTAACTAATGGATCGGCTTGGAACTTGGATATTACGTAATCTTTGGTCTTCTGGTACTCATTCATAATACTTTCGTGTATTGCTTAATCCTGCATTCAGTCACAGTGTAGTTGACTCCCTCGATAATAAATGTATCTCCTTTTTTCATAATTTATTCTATTGATTCTACTATTCTTTTGCGATGTAAATATTCCCCGACACTCAAATATTCTGACAATGGTTTTTTATTCACTTTATTAAAGCTTATCGATTCTGTTATTGCGATTAGATACGTTAGTTCAGCATATTGACCATAATCCTTTTGAAAGTCGTTTCTCATATCACGTCCTACGCTCCACTTATTCATGCCCGGCAACATAGGTGGATCGTATATCCACGGGTAAGTTTCTTTGAAATGTGCTACTGATTGCAGGAACTCATTTTTTACCCTCATTGCCAATGGTACTGATATGCTTTTCTTTTTCCGTCCTGATAAGTGGTTGTATAACGAAACCAAATCAGCATTTGAAACATACGTATCGGCTCTAATGAAATACTTCGCTTCTTTGTTGTAGAAATCTAAATCTAACTTTAAAGACCCTGTGTACTGTTTCGTAATCAATAAGTTGAACTCATTTACACATTCAGTCCATTCTCTTTTATCAGTTGGGTAGAACGTCTTTAGAATCGCTATCACCATTTCTTCTTCGCTTGCTTCCAATCCCAGCTCCTGTTTCATTAACATGAACCTCTCGTAATCGATCTGCTTTCTTTTCTTCACACGGTATGCAAACCACTCCGCCAATGCCGTTATACGTTTTTTCATATTCTCTTTTTATCGATAGTTCTTCTTCTGTCAATACCTCATCGGATTGCTTAACGAATGGAAACCTGCTTTCAAATAATTCTTTCATAGTTATATTTTTAATCCAAACCACTGCGGTATATCTGCTCTACAACTGCATAACCACAAGCGTCTAATATGTGATCGACTCCAGATTTTTTATCAGGCAATCCTTTGTCATAAGCTTGTTGTTCTAAAGCGTCGGCAAGGTCTGGACATTTTTCCAAATTTACAAAAAGTTTTCCATTCTCAAATGATTTATTTACAGCCCTTATACGGTGTGATATTTCTGGGTTCTTTCTTCTGGCATTAACGTTAAAATCATACTTTTCGTCTATCAAAATATCGTAGTCCGATAAGCCCGCACTCGATCTAGCACGACATGAAGCATCTGGATTAATTTCTATTTCATTCGTTGAATATCGCTCCCGTATGCTGTCTGCCAGATCCGCTGTATCATACTTATTAATAATCTGATCTACTGCATACATTGCGCCCCCATCGACAACGTACACTATTGCACTCATTTTTTCGATATTGAAATCCATGCCGACGTAAAGCGGTTCGTTATGTAGAGCAACACGGGTTGTATTATATTTGTCACGCTTGTAGGATTTGTAAACTGTACCGCTTGTAAGGTTGCAAAATTCCCCATTGATATAGGCGGTTAGTTCCTCTTCGGTATATTGGGCTGCTAATGTAGAAATGTAGTCAGCAGGTAGAAATGGGTTGTCGCTTGTCTTAGCTTTAATCAATAGTTTTTCTTCAGTAGCTTCTTTTACGGCAAAATTGTAAAGGAAATTGAAGCCCTCTGGTGTACTAACAAGGTCGATAGAGTTGTTACGTCCTCTTGGATCTACTTGTCTGTTACGTGCTATAATCTTATTAAATACTTTCTTCGCTTTGTCTTTTGGTAGAATGTCTATTTCGTCAATGATGCTATAGAACGTTTCATATCCTACAATCGTTTCGGGCTTGGTCATATTACGAAGCAGGATTTTTCCGTACTTTGTTGTAAAGACTTTCTTTGCCTCGTTGTATTTGTATTTTATTTTGTGATCGTCAAAGAACTGCGAAAAACGAGGTACTGCAATATCATTGATAAGCGGATAGTTTGGAAGATAATAACCTACATTTAACTTTGGGCTGGTAGTCATTAATTTTACACAGGCTTTCGTGACTGCCGCCTCTGTTTTTCCTGATCCAAAACCAGCAACTAAGACCGTGTGCTTTGTGTCTGAGAAAAGAAAATCTTCTTGATGCGATAATAGACTAAGCTCCATTACCTATGCGTATTACTTTTATTTCCGAAATCTCACCATAAGGATCTTCTTCAACTGCATAAGACCCGTCCATTTTATTCAATTCCGCAATAGCTGCTTTCCTATCACTCCAACTCGGAACTACTTCACGCTCTTGTATAACTCCATCGCAAACAATGTATTTTGTAAGCGGAATATTTCCTAAAGCCATTTGGGTAAGTATTTCTTTTCGCTCCAAAACTGTAAGTATTTTGCCAGTGAAATTTTCCCTAAAGGCTTCTATTGAGATTTCAGCGATAGAACTTTGAATAGTACTTTGAGTCTCTGCATGATTCTCTAAAGCGGTTTTCCAATACCTATCAAAAGTTCTGTCTGAAATTTGCCATCGATTGACAATTTTTGGCAAGCAGTCTTTTCTAGTAATGCCAGATTCCAGCAATACCAATATCTCAGTGATTATATTCTCTTTTGGATTCTTTGACATACTTTGACAAAAATACAAAAAATCCGCCACAATGGACGGATTATAATTATTTTGATTTTTTGAGTAGTTTATCCTGTATCTCCAGCAGTTCTTTTTTCTTCTGGTTTCGTAATTTCAAGTGATTATATTTAACTATCAAAATTTCGTGTTCCTCTTGCAGTTTATTTCTAGTTTCTTCTTCTAACTTGTAAAGTAGTTTATACCAAATGCACGCTATGATTGTGAAAAACAGCACTACGATTAAAAAAATGTTGTCGTTCATGGCATTAGATTTATTGCGTTAACCGTTTCTTTTAATTGTTTCTCTTCAGATACTCTTCGAGCTTCCAACATTGCTTTTGCCTCATGTGACAAACTGCAAATTATTACTGCAATTTCTTTGTTAGGAAATCCGCACACTTTCAAATCATGCAGAATGTCCTCCACTTTTTGAGCGATAATTTCGGGTCTTGTTTTCTTTTTCCAGAACATAATTTTTAATTAAGCGGGATTTTCACCCGCCTGTTTTTTTTACCCTAACAGGGCGATTAGTTAATTTATTTTTTATCATTTTTAAGCGTTTTAAGCGTTAATTTTTATCGTTTCCATAGTAGAATTGATTAAGTTCTTTTTGTAGCGAATTTGCCTTGTTTTGATCGTTATTTGCGTATGCTAGCTTTATTTCTGCTTTCATGTTTTCGAACTTGTTAGCAATAGGGGTGTATTTTTTGCATTCGATAAGCCCTATTTGTTTGCATTTTAGCGAGCAGTGCCTGCATAGTACGTTTTTCATTGCAATATTTTTCGTATTTCTACTGGTATATTATTTTTGGTTGCGTAATCCATAGCGTATTGCATACCCTTTGAAATTCCGTAATCTGCATAGAAAACCTGCAAATCAGCGACTTTTTTCCAAGCTAAGCCTGCGTTAATTCCTTGCATTCTTTCGTCTGGTATTTTATCGTCTAAAATTCCCTCCTGCGTGTATAGCAGATGTGAAGCTATTGGCGATTCTCCTCGGCTTAGACTATCTTTTACACATAGCCTTGCGTATTTTATATTTGTTGCTACATCCCCAGCGTATGGGCTTTCAAGTATTACTCTTTTCATAATTCTATACTACTGCTAAACTGTTTTCCGAATAACTATTTCTAACTCCATTTTGCCACTCGACTATCACATTGCTAAACTTTCCGCCTTGCATTGTAATTACTGTCCCCTCTTGATCTAGCGGATTGTATATTGGGTCGTGTTTGTAATGATTCACTATTTTAACTTTATCTCCTATTTTCATAATTTTTGTAATTACTGCATTTCCTAAGCAGAAATCTAGGTTGTGCGCTTCTATGACTTTGATAGCTTCATACGTATTTTTTTTACCTCCATAGTGTTCTGGATTATTTACTTTTTCGCTCATAATTTTTTATTGTTTTATTAATAATTCCTTCTACAGCCTTGCTGTCTATTTCGTGTGCAACTAAAAAACTGCAAATCAAAGCTTTATCCAGAAGATTATAATTCATCATGTACTCTGCGTTTCTTTTTGTAATATCGTAAAAATGTGATACTGCCTCTTCTTCGGCTTTGAACATTTCATTATAAATGTGACATTGTTTGTCTAGGCTTGGATAAATAGCCTTTAGCTGGCTGGCTAGTGTTTTATTTTTAATCTGGTGTTTTATTCCCTCCAGTTCGTCTATTATTTCAATACTGCGTTGAAAATTTATACTTAATTCAATTAGCTTGTAAGCTTGGTACTGTTCTTTTGTTAGCTTTAGGTTTTCCATATTTTGTTTAAATAAAAAATGCCTTTCTAAAATCTGCAACCGTCCGACGGGTTGCTTCATTTAAAAAGGCTAATATTTTTCATCACTGTTGTCGGACGTGATATTGTTCTGCAAAGATAAACTATATTTTTAATTGTGCAATTATTTTTTTAGGGCGTAGGTCGCGACCCCTATCTATATAGG